AAAGAACTACAGAAAAAAATCAAAGTTCTACGAAAAAAATTAGGAATGAATGAAAACAAACAAATCAAAAAAACCATTGGTGTATTCGGTGGTAGATTTCAACCATTTCATTCAGGCCATTTTGCTACTTATAAATGGTTGTCAAAACAAGTAGATGAAGCTTATATAACCACATCTAATATAAAACAACCACCACGACATCCTATGAACTTCAAAGAAAAAGTTAGACATATGGTGAAGATGGGAATTCCAAAGAATCGCATAGTTCAAGAAACAACACCATATGTGGCTAAGAACTTACTTAAAAAATTTAATCCCGATACTACAGCAGTGGTATATGCTTTTGGTACAAAAGATGCTGGTAGATTAAAAGCTGGTAGAAAGAAAACTGGTGAGAAAACTTATTATCAAAATTATAAGACAAGTAAAGGTGACATAAGAGGATTTGAAGAACATGGATACTTTGTTACTGCTCCACAATTTGGTAAAGTAAGTGGAACACAAATGAGACAACTTTTAGGAAGTCCAAAAATTGATGATAGTGAAAGAGAAAAAGCTTTCAAAAAATCATTTGGATATTTTGATAAAGGTATCTACAATATGATGACAAACAAATTCAAAAAATTGTTTGAAGAATTTAAATTAACTGATAGTTTGATAAAGGAATTTTTAATAGAAAGCACAACCGCAATGTCACCAACAGATGACGGCCCACCAACATTTTACAAAGGATTCAATGATTATAAAAATATGTCTGAAAAATGGATAGATAGTATGTATGCTGGTACTGGTTGGAAAGTATTACAATATATTTTAGGTAAACATGCAATTAATCCTGATTATGATTACACATTAAAATATAATACTGTACCAGCAGTAGCATATGGTAGAAAAAAATCTGGTGACTATGGTAGTAGATTTGGAGTGCAAAATCCGATTAATGCATATAAGGATTATATAAACAAAACAGTTCTTAGAAATTTAGGGTATGAGTTGATAAAATGGATGGGTATAACACCTGATGGAGGAAGTTATACAGGCGTTGAAGTTGAAACACCAGTTTTACCTGGTGTGGGTAAGGATAATGTAGCTAATACAGAAAAAAATAAATTGGGTTTAAAAGAAAGAATTAATTTGAAAAAAGAAGTTGAGTTGTTGATAGAGGGTGGAGCTTATGGTCATCTCAATCATCCTTTTGATGATAAAAATCTTACATTTTCAGATTTTAAGACACTAATTATTAATACACTACAAGGTAAACTTGATAGCGAAGGAGCAGTCACAGAAAAAACAGATGGTCAAAATATAATGGTAAGTTGGAAGAATGGAAAACTTATCGCAGCTAGAAATAAAGGTCATATTAAAAATTACGGTGCTAGTGCTTTAGATATTGACGGGATAAAGAGTATGTTTGCTGGTAGGGGTGATATTGAGAAAGCATTTGTTTATGCTATGAGAGATTTACAAATAGCAGTGGGTAAATTAAGTGATGCTCAAAAGAACAAAATATTTGATGAAGGAAAGAAATTTATGTCTTTGGAAGTTATATATCCTAAGACTGCAAATGTCATACCTTATGATAAATCACTATTACAATTTCATGGAACAATTGAATACGATTCAGCTGGCTCTCCTATTGGTGAGGATAGAGGAAGTGCTAGAGTGTTAGCTGGTATGATAAAACAAATAAATCAAGATATTCAAAAAGCATTTAAGATTGAAAAACCTTTCATATCACAATTACCAAAAGTTAAAGACTTCAGTAAAAGACAAAGTTACTTTTTAGGTAAATTAAATAAATTGCAAAAAGAATATAATTTAAAAGGAAGTAATACATTAGCTGAATATCATCAGGCATATTGGATGGAATATATTTACAATGGTGCTAAACAGACAGACTATAAAAATCCAGACAATAGAATTTTAGTTAAGTTAGTTAGAAGATGGGCTTTCTTTGATAAATCTTACAAAGTTCCACAAATAAGAAAAGACTTAAAAAAATATCCAAAGTTTTTAGATTGGGTATTGTCAACAGACAAAATGGATCACGCTAAATTACAAAAGAAACATATTAGAGATTGGGAAGTTCTTTTCTTTGAATTAGGAGCTGAGATATTAAAAAATCTTAGTGACTTTATAGCAGCTAACCCTGCTAAAGCAGCTCAAAAAATTCGTAAAGATTTAACTAAAGCTATCAATAAAGTAAAAAAATCTAAAGATCCAAAAGTATTGAACACATTAAAAACACAATTAGATAGATTAAATGCCATTGGTGGTTTAAAAGCAGTAGTACCATCAGAGGGTATTACTTTCTTATTTAAAAATAAGTTATATAAATATACTGGAGCATTTGCACCAGCAAATCAAATCTTAGGTATGTTAAAATTCGTATAGGAGTAGGTTATGGGATACAGTAGAGAAAACAAAAGACACAATGAAGCATTACAAACTATTTTAGATGGTGGTACACCTGAAAAAAGAATTTATATAGCTAAAGAGGATTTAGATTTTAAAAAATCTATGCAAGAACAAAAAGAAAAAGATCGTGAAAGAATAAATGCAAAGTTTGAAGCGACAAAAGCAGCTAGAATGCCATGGTTTTGTCCAAAGTGTAAAAAAATTATGAAAAAACGTTTAGATAATAAAATGTGGTTTTTACACGACCATTGTTTTGATTGTCAATTAAAAATTGAACATAAAATGAGAGTGGATGGTACTTATGACGAGTGGATGGAGAAAAAAGAAATAGCAAATAAATTAGCTTGGATTAAAGACCAAAAACAAATTTTGAAAGAATTTAGAAACCAAAAAAAGCCAGAGTTTTGGCAACAATTTAGACCAGATGGTGCTTCAGTAGATAAGGAATCTTGGGAAATTGATGTAGAGTCTATAAAAAAACAAGCTGACGAAGCATTAGAATTTTTAGAAAAAGTAGAAGATTCTTTAAAGTAGTATATTTATAGATAGGAAAATAGTAATGATTACAGATAACGAAATATATGCAATTAGTGGTAAAGATTTAAAACAGTTTATCCATATGATAAGTGATTTAAAAGAAATTGCAATCGAATATACTGAAAAAAGTGAATTAGATGTTAGAGAAACAGAATTATGTTTTGATGCTTTTATCAATAGTCTATTACATTCTCCGATTTTTAAAAATGTCAGTGTATTAGATTTACAAGATGAGTTTTCTTTTTATGAACTATTAAAGAGCACTGGTGTTTTTACAAAAACTTGGGGTAACAATAAATATTAAGGGAGAAATTAAATGGCAGAAATAAAAACAGGTGCGAACGGTCGCACCGATGTTGGTTGGACAAGTAGATCTACAGCTAATGTCAAAGACGATGCAAAGTTTTCTAAAATAATAACTGCAGGACCTACAAACACAATAACTTTTTTCACAGGATCTAATGCAGGTTCAAGTGGATTTATAGTGGAAACCGCTGGTCAAGGTGTGATAACACCCACAAAGGGTGATGCTATTTCCACATCCGCTGTAACAGCTAAAACACTTTATGAAATTGGTGTAAAAGAAATAAGTGGAAGTTGTACTGTACACGTAGTATATTAATATGAATAGAAATTCAAATGGACAATTAAAAGATGTAATAAAATCTGAGTACATTAAATGTGCTTCTGATCCTATTTATTTTTTGAAAAAGTATTGTGTAATACAACATCCGATGAAAGGTAAAATACCATTTCATTTGTATGATTTTCAAGAAAAAACAGTCTCCGATTTTGTACAGCATCGTTTTAATATAATTTTGAAAGCCCGTCAATTAGGTATATCTACTATTACAGCTGGATACTCTTTATGGATGATGACATTTCATCAAGACAAAAATATTCTTGTCATAGCTACTAAACAAGAAGTTGCTAAAAATTTAGTAACTAAAGTAAGAGTGATGCATGCTAACTTACCTTCTTGGTTAAAACAAAAGTGTGTTGAAGATAACAAACTGTCATTAAGGTATAAAAATGGTTCTCAAGTAAAAGCGGTATCAAGTGGTGAGGATAGTGGTCGTTCAGAAGCACTATCATTGTTGATACTTGATGAAGCTGCGTTTATTGAAAGAATTGACACAATATGGGCAGCAGCTTCACAGACATTATCCACTGGTGGGCAATGTATTGCACTGTCTACACCAAATGGTGTTGGTAATTGGTTTCATAGAACTTGGATGGATGCTGAGGATGGTTTGAATGATTTCAATTTTATTAAATTATTTTGGGATTTACACCCAGACAGAGGTCAAGAGTGGAGAGATGAACAAGATAAATTGTTAGGACCTTCTTTAGCTGCTCAAGAATGTGATTGTGATTTTATAACCTCTGGACAATCTGTAGTGGATGGTGTCATATTAGAGGAGTATAGAAGTAAACAAGTTAAAGAACCAATTGAAAAAAGAGGAATAGATAGTAATGTTTGGATATGGGAGCCACCAAACTACACAAAAGATTATATAGTATGTGCTGATGTTAGTAGAGGTGATAGTACAGATTATTCAGCATTTCATATTTTAGATATAGAAAGTTTAGAACAAGTAGCAGAATATAAAGGTAGAATGTCTACAAGAGACTATGGTAATTTATTAGTCAATGTAGCTACAGAATATAACAATGCTTTACTTGTAATCGAAAACAACAATATTGGATGGGCTGCTATTCAACAATGTATTGATAGGGATTATGATAACTTATTTTATATGAGTAAAGATTTACAAGTAGTTGATACACAAAGACATATAAATAATAAAATAAATAGAACAGAAAAACAATTAGTTCCAGGTTTCACTCTAACACAAAAAACAAGACCATTGGTTATAGCAAAATTAGAAGAATTTTTTAGAGAAAAATTAGTCACAGTTCACTCACAAAGATTAGTTGATGAATTATTTGTTTTTATTTACAATGGTAGTAGAGCAGAAGCGATGAGTGGTTATAATGATGATTTAGTGATGTCTTATGCTATGGGTTTATGGATAAGAGAAACCGCGTTGAGACTTAGAGCTGAGGGTATAGAATTACAAAAAAAGGCAATGGGAAGTATAACATCAAATCAAGGTGTATACATACCAGCTAACAACCAAAATAGTTCTTGGACTATGGAAGTAAACAAAGAACAAGAAGATTTAACTTGGTTAATTAATAAATAATAAGAGGTAAAAAATGGCCGATACAAGTTTAAGAAGTAGATTACAAAGATTATTCTCTACAAATGTAATTGTAAGAAATGTAGGTGGTAAAAAACTAAGAGTTGCTGATACCAGTAGAACTCAATCTATAGCAAAAACTAATCTTATTGATAGATACCAAAAAATATTTACTGGTGCTGGTCTAAGTGGTTATTCTGATACATTATTGACTAAATCAATGAGGTTAAATCTCTTCAAAGATTACGAATCTATGGATTCGGATGCAATTATATCATCTGCACTTGACATTTATGCAGATGAATCAACTATGAAGTCTGAATACGGTGATGTATTGGAAATCAAAACAGACAATGAAAATATAAAACAAATACTACATAACTTATTTTACGATATATTAAATATTGAATTCAATTTATGGCCTTGGATTCGTAATATGTGTAAATATGGAGATTTCTTTTTAAAGTTAGAAATACACGAAAAATATGGTATCACAAATGTAGTTCCACTATCTGTTTATGATACATCAAGAGTTGAGGGATTAGATCCAGAAAATCCAGAGTATGTAAAATATATAATTGAATCTGCAACAAATGAACATCGATATAAATCTCAACAATCAGCTACAAAAGAAGAATTAGAAAATTATGAGGTAGCTCATTTCAGATTACTTTCGGATTCTAATTACTTACCTTATGGTAAATCACAGATAGAGGGTGGTCGTAAAATTTGGAAACAATTAACTCTTATGGAAGATGCTATGTTGATACATCGTATTATGAGAGCACCTGAAAAAAGAGTGTTTAAATTAGATATTGGTAATATACCACCATCTGAAGTTGATAACTATATGCAACAAGTAATAAACAAAATGAAAAAAGCTCCTGTTGTCGATGAAAACACGGGTGATTATAATTTAAAATACAATATGCAAAATATTACAGAGGATTTTTTCCTACCAGTCAGGGGTGGGGATAGTGGTACAAGTATAGATTCACTTCCAGGTTTAACTTATGAAGCGACGGAGGATATTGAGTATCTCAAAAATAAACTTTTAGCTTCATTAAGAATACCAAAAGCGTTTCTTGGTTTTGAAGACCAAATTGGTTCTAAAGCAACACTAGCTGCAGAAGATGTTAGATTTGCTCGCACCATCGAAAGAATTCAAAGAATAACGCTGTCCGAATTAACAAAAATTGGTATCGTGCATTTATACTCGCAAGGTTATCAAGACGCTGATTTAGTTAATTTTGAACTTGATTTAACAAACCCATCCACTATATATGAAGAGGAAAAAATTGAGTTGTGGAACAACAAAACTTCTTTAGCTTCATCTATGTTGAATGATGGTATTGTTTCCACAGAATGGATTTACAAAAATATATTTGGATTTACTGATGAGGAAATCAAACGTGAAGATGAACAAATTATTTTTGATAAAAAACAAAAATTTAGAAGAGAACAAATAGAAACTGAGGGTAATGACCCTGCTAAAAGTGGAGAAGCTACAGGCACACCATCTGATATGGCTATGGGAAGAACTGGTCATGAACTAGATGATATGGGTGGTTCACCTGAAGGTGGATTTGATGGTGCTGGTAGACCTAAAGAAGGCGGAAAATATGGAAAAGATAGTGGTGCGAGAGGTAGAGACCCATTAGGTGCACATGATAAAAGAAAAGCTAGTAGTGGTTCACCTAAATATGGTAAAACATTAGCTTTAGCTCAATACGATTCATTAAAAAAATCAATGAATTTTGGTAAAAAAGATAAAGAAATCATAACAGAAATGTCTGAATTAGAAAAAGAGTATAAAGATGAGGTAAGTTCTTTAACAAATAGTGTATCAAATGAATAATTATTGTTTAACTTTATATTTATTTATGAGTAAATATATATAGGAATTGGAGTATTTTAAAATGACTCGAAAATTAAAACATTCTAAAATAAAGAATACTGGTATTCTTTTTGAATTATTAACTAGGCAAATAACAGCAGATGTATTAGCCGGAAAAAGCACCAAGTCAGTTTCGATTGTAAAAAAGTACTTCAATGAGAAAACAGAATTGGGTAAAGAATTAGAATTATACAGAATACTTTCGGAAAAAAATTATAATTCTGAAAATAAAGCAAATCATCTACTTGATGCAGTAATTAAATCAAGACAAAAATTAAGTAATAGTATTCTACGTCGTGAAAAATACAACTTAATTAAAGAAATTAAAGAGAATTACAATGTGAATGATTTTTTTAGTGGTCGTATTTCAAATTACAGAATACTAGCTTCTATTTCTAATGTATTTCAATCTGAAACTTCTCAAGAAAAATTTAAACCAGACCAAATCGTCAATTCAAAATTTACTGTTTTAGAGCATATTACTAGTAAAAAAATAAGTGAAAATCAAGTAAAAGAAAAAGTCTTAAAAGAATATTCTAAAAAGGATAAAGATTTAAGATTACTTGCATATGAGATTTTAGTTGATAAATTTAATAAAAAATATAAATCACTAAATGAGTCTCAGAAAAACTTATTGAAAAATTACATCAATAATATAAGTAATACCAATTCATTACGTGATGATGTTAATGATGAAGTTGTAAAAATTAAGAAAGAATTGAAAATACATTTACCTAAAGTAGATGATACAATAACAAAAATAAAACTAACTGAGGCTATAAATCAAATAAATAATCTAACTAAGGGAAGAGTGGTTGATGAAAAGCAAGTTTTAACTTTAATGAGATATTATGAGTTAATTAAGGAGATTAAAAATGTCCACGAAAGTTAGTGCATTCAAAAAATTTGTAAGAGAACTAATCAGACAAGAGTTAAAAGATATAGAAGAAGCTTCTGTCACAGGTAATCTCGATGGTGGAGAGGGCCCACCGAGGACACCATATGCCTTCTATGGTGGTCGAAAGAAAGACAAAGAGAAAAAGAAACGAATAGCACAAGCTGGTGGGTATATGAGGGTAAAAGAAGGAAAGTATCATCAGTATAGAAATGATGAGACTATGACACCTAAACAAAAAATTGGTCGTTCAATGAGAGAGATTAGAGATAGTCTAAATGAATTGGATAAATTAGTAAAGATGAATGTTCGTCTTAAAAATGAATTAAATGTAGATTCTAGGTCATATTGGAAAAACACACATAAAGCGTTACATAAAATAAGTGAGAGGTTAGTAAAACTAGCGAATAAGGTAGGTCAGTTACAGTAACCGAGATTACTATGGCGTTTGATGATAAAAAGAAGTCCTATATGGACACTCTTTTTAGTATTTCAACTTTGTTAAAGAGGTGGCAAATAGAAATACAAAAAAAAGAAGTAGATAAGAATTATATGATTAGGAGACTTAACCAATGGATAGAACAATTGGAAAGTCTTAAAACAGAAATTATGATGGAGAAGGACTAAATGAAACAATTAATAGTTGATTATTTACCATTTGAGGTAAAACCAGAACAAATTAATGAATCCATGAAGGAAAATAATGGTAAGTTAATCGTTCGTGGTGTATTACAGCGTGCTGAGGCAAAAAATCAAAATGGTAGAATATATCCAAAAGAAATTCTTTTCCGTGAAGCTAAAAAATACACTAAAGAATTTATTAAACAACGTAGAGCTATGGGTGAACTAGATCATCCAGAGAGTTCTGTTGTTAACTTATCTAATGTATCTCACAACATAAGAGATATGCACTGGGAAGGTGATAATCTGTTAGGTGAGGTTGAAGTTCTTAGTACACCAAGTGGTAACATACTAAAAGAATTGTTTAAAAGTGGTATTAAGTTGGGTATTAGTTCTCGTGGTATGGGTTCTGTTGAAACTGTGCAAGAAGGTGAAGCTCAACAAGTACAAAATGATTTTGAACTAATTGCTTTTGATTTTGTTTCTAATCCATCTACACATGGTGCTTTTATGTATCCTATAAATGAGTCAGTTGATAAAGAACCAGTTGTTGGTAGAACTTGTGGTGAATACTGTAAAGTTGAATCAATAATTAATGATATAATGAGGGGAATTTAAATGAAGATTTTAGAATCATATTTAGATGTAGCCAAATCGTTACTTACAGAGGCAGATGATGATAAGTATGTATCCATTGGTTTTGGTAGATTTAAACTCAAAGGCAAAGAAGATGACGATGATGCTGATGTTTTCGTAAAAACAGATGGTGGTAAGTATGTAAAATCAGCTGACCAAAAAAGCGATGATGATGGTGAAAAGGATGCTGGTGGTAAATTAGGTAAAGGCGATTTTGATAGAGATATGGGTGATGATACAAAAGATGATAACGCCGAAAGTGATGATGTAGAAATATCTGATGCTAACTCTGGTCCTATTGATAGAGATGATATTATGGATATGTTAAAAAACGATTCTGAAATAATGGATAAGATAGGCACAGGTGATGACGATGATTTA